CACTACTGCAAAGTCTCGTTAGACGAAGAAAAAACAATATTTTCAAGCGATAGAGATTTAACACAACTTATTTCTGAAAAAGTGTCTATATATTCACCAACAACAAAAAAATATTATAAGATAGGAGATAAAATAAAATTACATGATATTGAAGTTCCTTATTATAATGTAAAAATAGTTAAAATTCTTACTGGAGATAGTTCCGATAATATTGACGGGATTTTTTATTTAGGTGAGAAAACTTTAATTAAAATGTTTCCTGAATTACTTGAACAAAAAGTAGAATTAACTTATATTTTACAAAAGAGTGAAAAACTTTTAACAGAAGATAAAGGAAACATCACACTTCAAAATCTTCTAAGTGGTAAAACTAAAGAAGGTATATTCGGAGATGAGTTTTTTCAAATTAACGAAAAACTAGTTAATTTAGAAAATCCACTTTTAACCGAAGAAGAAAAAGAGTTAGTAAAACTATATTACTCCGAATCGATGGATCCCGATGGAAGAGGACATAGAAATCTAATTCGAATGATGATGGAAGATGGTTTTTTTAAATACTTGCCTAAGAGTGACGACGCTTGGGTAAATTTTTTAAAACCATTTTTAAAATTGACAAGAAAAGAAAAAAACAAATTTCGAAACAAAAAGTAAAAATAAAAAAAAATGAAAGAGCAAGACATAACAAAAGTAGAATTTTTGTTAACGTGTAATGAGAACATCGTAGTTCAAAGGTTTTTTAATGTAAGAGGATTTAACAAAAATGCTTATAAATCTGTAGAGTTTTATGATCATATTAGAATATTGACAAATCAACTTATGTATGATTTAAAGATGAGGTCTGTATCATACATGTTAGAAAATCAATATGAGATTTTGGAAAATCCTGAGATCTTAAATACATCAATAACCGATGGGCCAGAAAAATTTAACATAATGATAAAACTTGGAGACATGACAATTTGTCATAGACAGTTTGATGCAAAACCTTACCCCCCAAAGGTCAGATATACTGTAGACCTACGCCCAAAGTTAAAATCAATTATGGCAGGACTTACTGACATTTTTTCAGGTAAAAATTTTAATTATTATTATCCGAATTTTATTAAAAACTAATAGTATTTATCAATACGGGAAAAGAAAAAAATGGCGACAACAAAAAATTTTGAATACTTGGGAACTACTTTTCAATTACAGTTATTAAACCAAATTATTGTAGATAAAGATTTTTCACATTCTATAATCGACGTAATAGAAAATAACTATTTTGAAAACAAATACTTCAAAATTATAATTCAAATGGTTCGTGAATATTATACAAAATATGATCATACACCGTCATTTGAAACATTAGAACAAATAACAAAATCAGAACTACAACAAGCTTTAGCTTCCAAAATTGTGTTAGATACAATTAAGAAAATTAAAGAAGCACCTATTGATGGCGTAGCTTTTGTGCAAGAAAAAGCATTGAAATTTTGTAAACAACAAGAACTTCAAAAGGTAATGGGCAAAGCTCAAAAGATTATTGATGGAGGAGAATTCGAAAACTATGACACCCTTGAAGAAATGGTTAAAACCGCTCTTCAGGTAGGGTCAAAAGATACGTCTATGTTAGACGTATTTTCAAACCTTGATCAAGTGCTTGAAGAAGATTACAGACACCCAATTCCAATGGGAATACCAGGACTTGATAGACTTTTGAAAGGTGGTTTAGCTAAAGGAGAGATTGGTGTTATATTAGCACCAACTGGTGTTGGTAAATCAACAATTCTAACTAAAATATCAAACCACGCATTTAATCTTGGATTTAATGTCCTTCAAGTATTTTTTGAAGACAATTCAAAAGTAATACAAAGAAAACATTTTACCCTTTGGACAAAGATACATCCTGACGATTTGTCAGATAAAAAAGATGAAGTTATGTCAAAAGTCAAAGAAATTGAAGAAACAATGCCAAACAAATTGATTTTAAAAAAACTTCCTTCTGATACTTTGACGATGTTACAAATTAAAAATCAAATTAGAAAAATGGTTTCAGATGGAATTAAAATTGATATGGTAGTTTTAGATTATATTGATTGTATTGTTCCTGACAAAAACTTAGGGGATGAGTGGAAAAGTGAAGGATCTGTAATGAGATCATTTGAAGCAATGTGTCATGAAATGAATTTAGTTGGTTGGACAGCTACTCAAGGAAACAGATCTTCTATTTCGTCTGAAGTTGTTACAACAGACCAAATGGGAGGATCAATTAAAAAGGCACAAGTTGGTCACGTAATTATATCGGTGGCAAAAACATTACAACAAAAAGAACTAAAGTTAGCAACAATTGCTGTGACAAAATCTAGAATAGGCGATGATGGTGTTGTGTTTGAAAATTGTAAATTTGATAACGCTATGTTAGATATTGATACTGAAAGTTCTATGACTTTTTTAGGTTTGGAAGAACAAAAAGAAGAAAGACAAAGACAACGAGTTAGAGAGTTACTTGAAAAAAGAAAACAAAAAGACTCTCAAAATTAAATAAATAAATAATAATTAAAGTAAAAAAAAATGGACATTTCACAAAGAATTTTAAGCGACATTACAGTATACATGAAATACGCTAAATTCATGCCTGAGAAAAATCGAAGAGAAACATGGGAAGAGTTGGTGACAAGAAACAAAGAAATGCATCAAAGAAAATACCCGCAAATTAAAGAAGAGATCGAAGAAGTTTATAAAATGGTATATGACAAAAAAATTCTTCCTTCTATGAGATCTTTACAATTTGGAGGAAAACCAATTGAAATTTCGCCAAATAGGGTGTACAATTGTGCATTTTTACCAATTGACCATCCGGATGCTTTTTCAGAAACCATGTTTTTACTTTTAGGAGGAACCGGAGTAGGATTTTCAGTTCAAAAACATCATGTTGATAAATTACCTGAAATTAAAAAACCCAATCCAAATAGAACAAGAAGATATTTGATTGGTGATTCTATTGAAGGATGGGCAGATGCAATTAAAGTATTAGTGGAATCCTATTTTGGATTAAAATCATCAACACCAATTTTTGATTTTTCAGACATTAGACATAAAGGTGCTCTATTGGTTACTTCAGGTGGAAAAGCTCCAGGTCCACAACCACTTAAAGATTGTATTCACCATATTACAAAAGTGTTTGACAATAAAATTGAAGGAGAAAAACTTACACCAATCGAAACTCATGATATTGTTTGTCATATTGCAGACGCAGTATTGGCTGGAGGTATCAGAAGAGCGGCTCTTATTTCGTTATTTTCTGCCGATGATGATGATATGATTTCATGTAAAAGTGGAAGTTGGTGGGAACAAAATCCACAACGAGGAAGAGCAAATAATTCAGCGGTTCTTCTTCGTCACAAAGTAACACAAGAATATTTTATGGACTTGTGGAAAAGAATTGAATTATCAGGAGCAGGAGAACCTGGAATTTATTTATCAAACGATAAAGATTGGGGAACAAACCCTTCATTACGTAAAGGTACTAAAGTAATTACAACCGAAGGTGTATTTCCGATAGAAGAATTACAAGATAAAACATTTAAAGTTAAAAATCTTAATGGCGAGATTAGTGATGCTAAGTGTTGGTTATCTGGTAAAGATCAAAAATTGTGGAAATTAACTCTTAAAGATGGTACTGAATATTTCGCAACTAAAGAACATGAATGGCCTGTTTGGGATGGTGAAAAATATGTTAAGGTTAATACCCCAAACATAGAATCGGGAGCTAAATTACCCTTTCTTAGAGAAAATAAATTATTTGATGGTGAATTAGGTAATTATAATGATGGATTTTTATCTGGGTGGCTTTTAGGCGATGGTTGGGTAACAAATAGAAAAGAATATTCTGAGTATGGTATGATTGTTAGTGATTTAGACGATGAAAACAATATATCAAAATTACTAATAGAAACTATAACTGATAATGTTCCAACATTTAACGGTAATTTTAAACCTAGATATAAAGAAGTGTTTGAAGATTTTGAAGAAGAAATTCAAATAACATTAAAAGAAACAGGTACTAAAGAAATTTCTATTAACAATAAAAAGTTTGATGAATATATTAAAACTTTTGGTGTTGTTGATAAGAATATTGGTCTACCTAAAGCTGTATGGGTTAATGGTTCAGAAGATTATAGAAAGGGGTTAATAGACGCATTATTTTCATCTGATGGACATGTGTCAAACGACAAAAAAAGGATCACATTAACATCGAAACACAAACAATTAATTAGTGATGTTTCTGAATTGTTAGGGTTTTATGGTATTAAAACTACAATTAAAGTATCAATATCTAAATTGAATGATAATGAATATGTTAGATATGATTTAAGGATAAACGAAAATCAATCCATTAAACAGTTTATGTCTATTTTTAAATTATCAGTTAAACACAAACAAGATAGATTAGATTCATATATTTTTAAAAATACCGAAGATAATAATCAAATGGAAGTAGTATCTGTTGAAGAAACAGAATTATATGAGGATGTTTGGGATATATCAGTATATGATGAAACCCATTGCTTTCAATTATCTAAAGTTGTAACAGGTAATTGTTGTGAAATTGGTCTTCGTCCTTATCAATTCTGTAATTTGTGTGAAGTAAACGCGTCAGATATTGAATCACAAGAAGATTTTGAAAAAAGAGTTAAAGGAGCGGCGTTCATTGGAACATTACAAGCAGGATATACAGATTTTCATTATCTTCGTGATGTATGGAAAAGAACAACAGAAAAAGATGCTCTTATCGGTGTAGGTATGACAGGAATTGGTTCAGGAGTTGTTTTAGGTTATGATATGGAAGCGGCGGCTCAAGCAGTTAAAGATGAAAACGAAAGAGTATCTGAACTTATTGGAATTAATAAAGCAGCAAGAACAACCACAGTTAAACCATCAGGAACTTCATCTTTGGTATTAGGAACCTCATCAGGAATTCACGCTTGGCACAATGACTATTATTTAAGAAGAATTCGTGTTGGAAAAAATGAAGCAATTTATTCTTATCTTGTTATTAACCATCCCGAACTTATTGAAGATGAATATTTCAGACCACATGATACGGCAGTAATTACAATCCCTCAAAAAGCTCCAGAAGGATCGATTCTAAGATATGAATCTGTTTTTCAAATGTTAGAAAGAGTTAAAAAAGTATCTAAAGAATGGATTAAACCCGGACATAGATCAGGACAAAACACACATAACGTTTCTGCAACTGTATCAATTAAAGAAGATGAGTGGGAAAAAGTTGGAGAATGGATGTGGAAATCAAGAAAATTTTATAATGGATTATCGGTATTACCTTATAACGGAGGAACTTACACACAAGCACCTTTTGAAGATTGCACCAAAGAACAATTCGAAAACTTGTTAAAAACATTAAATAATGTTGATTTAACAAAAGTAATTGAATTACAAGATAATACTAATTTGAGTGGTGAATTAGCTTGTGCTGGTGGAGCTTGTACCGTTTCAGAATTTTAAAAATGATTTTTACTTAATTTCACAACCTCTCAGATATTTATTAAATAAATGGGAGGTTCTATGGAATATATATATTGTATAAAAAATAAAATTAATGGTAAACTATACATTGGAAAAACAAAAAGACCAAATAAAAGATAAACCGAACATAAAATGTTGGTTGGAAAAAAAAGACACAAACTTTATGATGCAATTCTACACTATGGATGGGATAATTTTGAGTTTATAATTCTCAATCAAACAACTTCAGATAAAATAAACAATTTAGAAGTTCAATATATAGAACAATATGATACAGTTTTAAATGGATATAATTACACTATCGGTGGTACTGGTGGAGACACATTCACAAACAAATGTGATGAACTAAAAGAAATTACTCGTAAAAAATTATCTGAAACGGCAAAAAAAAAATTAACAGATGATTATAGAAAAAAAATGAGTGATTTAACAAGAAAAAAATGGGAAAACAAAGATTATAGGGTAAAAGTTTTAAATGGTTTAAAGAAAGTTGTAAATACAAAAGAACACAAAGAAAAATTATCTATGGGTGTAAAAAAAAGTTTAGAAGATCCAGAAAAAAGGAAATTGTGGTCTGAAGTAAAAAGTGGGAATAAAAACGGAAGATGGTTAGGTTATATTATTGTTTACGATAATAATGGTGTTGAATATGGTAGATACGAAAGTGCTGTTGAGGTTAATAAACAATTAGGGATTCCAGCACATACTGTTAGAGTTAAAGCTAAAAACGGTGAACCTTATAAATGTGTTAAAAAAGGTAAGAATTATTATATGTTTACATTTAAATTAGTTGTTGAAAATAAAAAAGAAAATACTTAATACAAATGACAATAAAAGCATCAAACGATTGGATACAACAATTATATGTTCAGGAGACACTAAAAAAATCTCCTGAACCTGATTTTTAC